CTTGTCCTTCGCCGTCGCGCAGTTATGCCGCGCGCGGAAATTCTTACGACGCTCAGGATTGTCGCGTTTGATTTCCATGTTCGGATCGCCGAACCGGACGATGACAACCTTGCCAGCCGGATTCTTAACGTACACCGCGCTCTTCTTCCGCTCGCCAGGAGTGTAGAACGGCTTGTTGAGCGTCACCTTCTTGCCCTGATAGGTGTTACCTTTTTTTGAGAGGGAGGTTTTCATTAGTCGCGGCGGCGCATCTGGCGTTGCGATTCGCGCATCTGACGTTCCTCAAGTTTTTGATTCTCGTCGTGCATCTTCATCCGCTCGAATTCAAGCGTCAAAATCTTCGGCCACTGGCGAGTAAACGTGTCTAGCTGAGTTTTAGTCAGCGAATCGATTGGTTTGGAAACAGTGCTGATGTATGTCGGGTTGAGCAGGATTTTCCCAACGGTTGCAGCACCGACATTCTTAGCAATAGACATCGCAGCTCTGCGCTGAGAAATGGCAAGACCTCCTGCTCCAACAGCCGTCAAAGGTCCGCCACCAAAATAGGTGGCAACTGTGCTTCCAACTATGAATGGCAAGACGGTCTTTTGAAGAATCGTTTCTTTGTCCGCCGTCAGATCGGAAAGCTGATCGGCAATCTTGGAGATTTTGCTGACACCGTCTTTTCCAAAAGCAGCAGTCACCATCGCGTTGTATGGACCGGGAGAATCCCCTCCAGCGACAAGCTGCTTCATCTTGGCGGCATCGATCATCTTTTTATCTTTCGACAAGGCGTCTTCGACGATTCTTCCTACAATGATGTTTTGGACATCACCCTGAAGCTCTGGACGACTCGCATTGATGATTTCCATGAACTTCACGGAACGGTTCCGAGACGAGAGCGTGTCGGTTGATTGCTTCAGGAAATCAACGATGTCACCAGGAGTAGGTGTTGTCTCCAGCTTTCCAGACTTCAATGATCTGGCCAAAGCTTGCTGAAATTCAGACTGCTTCTCAGACACTTGAGAAACGTAATCGCTCAGGTTTTTGACAAGATCCTTGGCGTTAGGGTTGGCCAAGATTGTCTTAATTTCGTCGTCATCGAGGCGGATGTTCTTGTTGTCAAGAACAGCAGCCTTGAGGTCTGCAAGACGCTTTGCCGTGTCGTCTTTCTGATTGATCAGAATTTTTTGAAGCTGAGCTTCGTTTGACTTGATTGCCTTTTCATTGGCAGCAAGCAGTTTTTCTGAGCCTGAAATTCCGGCATCAACATCTTTGATGAGTTGATCCTGTTGCTTCTTAAGTTCTTTAGAATTTGCCGTCAGTTCAGCCTGCTCATCGATGAGCGATTTGTAGGTTTTAGCGACATCCTGAATCTCTGCGATGCTCGGGAAGAATTCGTTGGCAACTTCCTTTGAGAGCTTTCCACGCGCACCCTTCGCTTCAATCAGCGTGTTGAGGAAGTCAGTCGGCTTTTCACCGCGAATCTGGTTGTAGATGTAGTCCGAAAGTATTGGCTTAACTTCGGAATTCCAGCGTTCACCCGCCATGTCCTTGAGTGCAGACATGGCTGTGCCACCTTTTGACCCAATCAAAGAAGACACAGCTTCAGGTGCGCCACCAGCTTCTCCAATATTACGAAGTATCCGATTAACGTAAGCGCCCTTGAATCTCTTGATTCCCTCAGCGTAAGATTTGTTTTGGGCGGCAAGAGCATCTCGCAGCGCAGGATTTTGATCGAACGCCTGTGTAATCTGATCGTTGATTTTGTTGAGCCTATCCCAGCTCTCAAAAAATCCCTGCTGAACAGGTGCATTAAAATCAAAAAGCCGGTAGATTTGAGAACGAATTTTGCGAAGGTCTTCCAAGCTCTTTGTTTCAAGAACTGGATTGCCTTCTTTGTCAACTTTCCCGGTGTCGATTTCTACGGTCGTTCTTTTTAGCTCTGGCCTGATTTCGCCAAAACCTTTTTCTTGAGCATCTTCAAACTTCTTAACTTCTTCTTTTCCAATTTTTCCAACTTCTGTACCAGCCTCGAATGCCGAAATTGGTTTCCCAGCAGGAAAACGAGAATCAAAACCTTCTTCGATCTGTTGGATCTGCCTGGTTTTCTCGGCAATCTGATTGGTAAGCTGTTCTCTTTCAGCCTGGTTGGTTGTGGGAAGGTTGTTCTTCTGAACCGTCAAATCTCGAATCTGATTTTTAATATTTTGAGATTCAAGCTGAAGCTCACCTTCAGCGCGTCGAGCAAGTCCGACCAACTCGGAATTTTTGGAATTGAGAAACTGATCGACATTGTTCTTGGCCTGTTCTGTCAGCTCATCCGATTTTCTGACGATTACATCGACCAGATTTGGGTCAACATCGGGCTTTCCAGAAACCTGCTTTAGCTCCTCAACAATTGCTTGAGTAAGCTCGTCTCCAGAAAGTCCAGAGCGCCTTCCATTGACAACAGATTCACCGATAAACTGTTTTATGCGGTCATTCCAGTTCTGGACAGCCTCAGCGCCAGTGCCTGAAAACTCTGGCGAGTACAGAGTGCTGGCCAACTGATCGGACAATGCAGGGTCGATTCCTGCACCTCCACCAAGACGCTTTTGAATCTCAGCAGTCCGTTCTGCAAAGAATTGCTGCATGAATGGACGCTGGAATTCTCCAGCAATTTTGGACGCACTTAACCGTCCTTTGGCTGCTGCCGACAAAGCTCGTCCACCAGTCGAAATTGACGGATAAAGAAGTCCTCCAACAATGGCATTCTGGATTACATCGCCGCCAGTAATCTCTCCGCCCATTGCTTCGATGCCAGACTTGACGAGCGAAGTTCCGGCTCCAGCTCCAAACTCTTTGACGACTTGCTTACCAAGCGAAGATTGCTGAGCAACGCCAGTTTCTGCGGTCGTAAGGAACGATTTGAGTCCTGGTGCAGCAGCTTTTTTGGAAAGAGAAACACCGGGGACAAGTTCAGCAGCAGCCTCAGAAACGCTGAAATTATCAGGCGAAACCATTTGGCCAACGATGTTTGCAATCGCTGGGTACGCCATTTCACCGGCAATGACCTGTCCTCCAGGAAAGAACTGAGCGGCTAATGGGCCACCATATTTAATTGCACCGCCAAGAACTTTTCTTCCGCGTTTGTTCTCGTAGTCTACAAGGAATTGTCGCTCTCTGTCGGTAAAGTCTTCGTCCGTAAGAGGCTCGTAGTTTCCAGCAACATACTTCTGAAACTTACGCGCGCTGTCTCTTCCAAGGTAAAAATCAGCCTGCTGAACCAGCGGATCTTGAGATTGAAACCGCTGCTGGCCAATCGTTCCAGCTTTTGCCCTAGCCTGATTCAAAGCCTGAGGAGAACCAGCGTTGAGCATTGCCGTTTGCGGCGCAGCAGACGGTGCGGCCATCCCGGCAGCAGGCTGCTGGTTCACCGAGGCAAACACCTGCTCAAGTTCCTGCTCGGTAGGGGGGCTGTCTCCGGTAAGGTCAATCGTTCTTCCCGAGGACGGATCAGTTACGCTGTAGGTAGGCATGATGATTATCGAACTTGAACGTCAAACCGACCGATTTTAGTTCCACCTGCAGAAGGCTGTGCGGCAGAAGGTTGCTCTTGCATTCCGAGAACTGCATCAGCCCTGCTCTCAAGTTCATTGATGTAGTTAGAGTATTGAGGATTGTTGTCAATTCCCTGCATCCTCAGCTTCTCGACACGATCTTTGATCGAGCGAGCGGTCAATTCCTTGAAGGTTTGAACTCGCTCAGAAAACCCTGTGTCTGTCGGCTTGCCGATGGAAGAGGTAATCCTCGTCGTCTCAGACTTTGTGAGAGACTTGCCGCCTCGCTTAAACATGGCACCGCTGCTCATGTTTTCATAAAGCTGGTTTACGCGACGCTCAGGTTCAAAAGAACCGATAGCTTCGCCAGTTTTGACCCGCATATTGAACGTCGGACCGTACAAATCCTCAGTGAGATACGGTTCCATCGGCTTGATTCCGTTCAATACCGCCTCAGAAAATTCAAGCTCATCAAGATCCAACTTCGTTGGCTTCAACGATGATGTCTTTGCCGACTCGGCTTTTTCACGGACTATGTCGATTCTTTCAGCACCCTGAGCAAGACGACCACGACCAAGCTCTTCGCTAAGTTTCAAACGCTGCTCGCCCTGTTGAAGTTGGCCACGACCAAGCTCTTCGCGTAGAGCCAGATTCGCCCTGCCAATTTCCTCGCGCAAAACGAGCGTAGCGTTTTGAATCTCTGAACGATTTTTACCTTCTGCAATCAAACGCTCAAGATTTGCTTGTGCGATACCGACTCGATCAAGCGTGGCTTGTGCGGTTGCTTGTTTACTTCCAATGTCTGCCTGAAATTTTGCGGTAGTTCTGGCATTGTACTCATTCCAGTCAATCTGCGGATTTCCGTTCTGATCAAGAACAACAGCGCCAATTTCAGCGGCCTTGTTGAGAAGCTGAGCCTGCTTGCTGGCAGCACTGTTGGCCGCGTTGTCTCTAGCCTTCAAAAGCATCGCTCTTTGCGAGTACTTTTCCAAATTGTTGAGCATCCGGTCAGCTTCGACGCGGTACTGCTTTGATTTGAAAGCTGGAATTATTGGAAACTTGGACTCAGGAGTAGGGTTATCAAGGTAATCTCCAACCTGTTTGCTGAGGTCAGAAAACACATTGAATTCCTCAACCTGTGCTTTCTGTTCACCAATCGCATCAGCAAGAGTCATGTCTCGAATCTTGTTCTGAAGCTCCATTCCCTGGCGCTGGAGCAAAGACTCGGCAGTCTGCTGCTGAAACTGCTCCATCATCCGCGCCTGAGTTTGCGCGCGGTCGAACAGGTTTGCACCTAGCTGAAATGCTTGGAGAGATTGGTCGGCCATAAGATTAGCGAATTCCAGGGTAGAAGGAAGAAGGGGGAACAGCGTACAGAGTCGCCGGAGACATCGGGTTGGTGTATGGCGTTCCTGGTGACATCGGCATTTCTCCGGTGCTGTAATCGATTGCTCCACCACTTATTGATCCTGAATTTTCAAACCCGTATCCAGAACTTGGTGAAGTTCCAGGAACTCCAGCTCCGCCAGCAGTCGGAAGCATTGCCTTGTACAGGCCATACTGCATCAGAGCGCCTCCAGCGATGTTTCCGACGTTGCTCAATGTGCTTCCGATGGCTTGCTGGAACGGCGACGGAGCAGCAGCAACCTGAGCGGCAGTCAAATCACGCCCGTACATTCTGGCCTGCTGTTCTTGAATCGCGCCGATCCGTTGAGCGGGTGTGATGAACATGCTGCTCACCGAGAACGGCTGGGCCATTCCAAATGCTCGCTGCTGCTGGATGAAGTTCTGAGCTTGAGCAAGACCCTGATTCTGAATCTGCATCGCTGTCAGACCAAAGTCGCGAGCGAGCAAATTTGTTCGAATGCCTGACGCATCTTTAAACCCTCCACCAACCGCCCGACCAGCGACAGCTCGTTGAAGCTGCGATTGAACATCTTGATCAACCTCGCCACGCAATCTTGAGCCAATAGTCTTTCCAGCCTGTTGAATCAACTGGTCATAGCCAGGAATCGCACGGCGAAGCTGAGTTTCAAGCAATGACTGTTCGGCGGATGTCGTCTTTTCCGCCAGTTTGGTGGCAGGCTCAAGCGCGGCAATGTTTTGCCGGATAGCGTTGGCCTGCTCCTGCTCGAAGTTGATCGGCTTCAGCTCAGGCACCTTCGGCTTGCGTCCGCCGAAAAGCCCACCGAGCAAACTACCGGCAGCGGAGATTCCCGCCGCTCCAAGAATTGCTGCACCTAATGCCATAAATTATCCTTTATCAGAACCATTGAGAAAATCCACCGCCGTTCAATCCGACGCCCACCATTCGGATGGTTGCCACAGCGTCACCCAAATACTGCATCGTCTGCTCCTGCACAGCTTGAACAGCTTTGGCTTCGTAGGCCACTGCTTCCTGAATCAAATCGTTCTCCTCCTTGCGAATCGCCATGACCATCAGCTTGATGGCGTCGGGACACGGGGGAATGAGGTAGTCATTGACGCTCGTCGCGTTGATGTGGCGCATCTTCGCCATCACTGTTACCGGCTTGTCCTCCTCGTTGTTGCAGCGATCAGCGAGGTAACTGCGACGATACTGCGGCAGAGTTTCATCAGGGTCGTAAACTGCCAGATCCAACTCTAGCAGCGTCGTCGCATCGTACTCGTACAAGCGGCTTGCCGTGTTCGTGGCTTCGCGGATGACGCCGGTCAGAGTGGTGAACTTCTTGGTCGATTGAGTGTACGGCAAAGCAAGCGTTAGCTTTTCACCGTCGATCCAGACGCCTCCGGATTGCGTTCGAATCCATTGACCGTTTTGATCAACACCTTGCAGCGTGATGGTTTTGCCGACATCCGAAGCGTCGCCAGGGTAGACTCGAAGATAACTGTTAGTACCGCCAGACATGTCGCGGTAACTAACCACAGTGCCACGATCAATAAGCTGCTTGCCGACACACACTTGGTTTCCGTTGAGAAGTCCGTATCCAGTTTCCTGAAACTCAAACCATTGATTGCGAACCGTTCCAACTCCGCAGCAATCGGCCACAGCTTCAATCGTCTCAATCTGACGCGGCCAAGTGATGCAGCCTCCGACCGTGTGAATCGTGAAGCGTCCGTACGCGCCAGCCCACAAACCCTTGTGAAGCAGTCGTCGGCACGCCTGATTGATGTACTCGTAAACGCGAGCGTCATCGACGCAAACGCCGATAGCCCGAGCAATCGTTGACCTGATATCTTGGACGATCAGCTTCATTTGGTGTAGTAGACTCGGCCAGTTCGCTTGATGAAGTAAACACCATAGAACGGCGGAAGATTGTTGTGGGCTGCATCGCCTCCAACCGAAGTGGTCGGCAACAGGTTGGCGACACCTTCTGTACGGTTCGTTGCGCTAAACAAACTCGTGTCAGCCGATCCGCGCTGGGCGAGGTTGATGTACTGGTCGAGAATCTGATGCGTATGCGACGGCATCTCGGAGGTGACAAGCGTGTGCTTGTCCTCACCGGCAACAGCGGTCGATGTGGTTGTTCCATTGACGCTAACAACTCCACTCGCCGCGAACGTGCCAACTCCAACCGGGAATCGAGCTTCGAAAGCTGTGTCAATTTCCCACATCGAACCGGCGTAAGGATTGCCGGAATAAACGGTTCCGTCACCGCCGTCGTATGAAAGGACATCAGCACTTGTTCCCACGAAGATGCGACGCTCGCTTCCACCTGCGGCAACAGGGTTTTGCCTCGCCCAATAACCCCCCTGAAAAACCCACCAGTTGCCGTTGTTATCCAACCACGGGTAAACCTGATTGTTTAGCGCCGGAACAGATGCACCGAAGTTGAAGAACGAGTTGCCAATCGAGCTGTTGAATGTCGCCTGGGTGCCGCTGATGACATCGTTGGCCAACTGTTGGTAGTTGGTCGGACAATACCCGACCGGCAAACTCGGGGGCGTCAGCGTGATGAGCGTAAGGTTTGGCATTCTGTTTCTATGGGTTGACAGATTCCGACGTGTAAGTCAGCGGGTTGATGTCGCACGCACTGATCGGCGTGCATGCAGGGAACACCGTCCGGCAATCCCCAACACTCGGCTCCTGAATATCGTAAGCGTGAACTCGAAGACTCTTGATGCGGCAGTATCCGATGATGTTCATCGCAACCTGAACCTCGTAAAGATTCCGAGCCGGAGTGCTGATCGTCTCGTTGCACGGAGCATCTGAAGGCGTCGGAAAACGCATCTTCGGACGATACTGCGGCTTGAAGTTTTGAATCGGGCAAAGATCGAAACACTGCGTCGTCGTCGCGCACTCAGAAAAGTCAGTCCACTCAATCCAGCCAGGATAC